ATAACATTTACATTGATTTGAGAGACAGCATCCAACTGTCAGATTGTTAATACAATTAATCTTGCTTAACTTCTTTGATACGTTTAACACCATGTTTATCTACTTCTACAATGGCTTTTACTTCTTTGCAACTCCATGAAGTAACACTTGGATTACCATCACGTTCTACTTTTCTTTTTTGTTCTAAACAATCTGCAATATTAGTTTTAGGAGAATATCCTTCTAATTTACCATTCATATACATTAATAATGCAAATACTACTTCAATCATTACTTGCCTCTAACTGAATCTAATTCTTTTTCTAGTTTATCTACTTTCTTTTCTAATTGAGATATTAATACTTTTGTATGAACGTTTTCTTCTAATTGTTTAGAATGTTTTTCTATTGTTTTAGCTTGATATTCAATTAACATAAATAATTCTTGGTTTTTAGGAGTTTGATCTGCTTTTTTAAGAAGATCTTGGGCCATTAACTTTTCGTTAGTTTCTAATCTATTTAATCTTTCAACAATACCGAAATAGGTCCATACTGCTACGACAATAGCAGATATAATAGCTACTATATTTTTAATAGGTAAAGCTACACTTGTCTGGTCACTTACTTTAAATTCACTACTCATTTTTTATCCTCCACTTGATAAAACATATCATCAGTGTCTTCTAATTGCCAGTTTTTATTTTCAACATTCCATTCTGTAGTTGTAACTTTATAATCTGGCCAATGTTTAGAAGTAGTAAAACTACTAATGTTCCACAAAATACGATTATTAGGCTGAGCTGCATAATTACCGTTATCAAGGGCCAAAATATGTGCGCACTTATGTTGATCAGGAATTTCGGAATGTTCAGTATCCAAGATATTAGGTTCTGGATGTGCCCAATCAATTGTAAATAAATATTCACCATGTATAAATTTTTTATCTTTACTTAAATATTTACAGCGTTGTCCGATTAAAAAATCAAAAGTAGTAATAGCAGGATAATAACTAAATGAATTCCATAACTCAAGATCTTCGAGATCTGGAGATTCCATTTCTCCCTGATGCACAGTACCGCTGTTTCTTCCTTGAAGAAAAGCACTGATAGGAAGCCTCCAATATATTGCACCATTCGTAAGTAAAGCATGAAATAAGATTGCACGCCCTGGAATGCTTGCAATAGCAAAGACCACACAATCTTCAGTTTCTCCTTTATGTTTTCGTAAGTCATATAAATATTCCCTTCTTATTTTACAGTATATGGGTGGTATATTAGCATTTAAATAAGACATTTAAAACTATTTAATATCTCCCCAACTACTTCCTTTTTCATAATCAACTTTATTAGGTACTTTCAATTCAACAGCCGATTCCATTATTTCAATGATATCTTCAGCTTGTTTATCAGATACAACAGAAATATCCACTTCATCATGAATTTGTATATGAGGTATAATACCATTTTCATATAAAGCTACCATAGATTTTTTAGTCATATCAGCAGCAGAACCCTGTATTAGTTTATTTAAAGCTTTATAAGTAAAGGCACGCTTTAAAGGTTCATCATATTCTTTCCTTGCTTGTTCTAATGGTAATGGTTTAAACACACCAAATTGAACAGGCTGCCATAAATCAAAGTGACATGCTCTTCCACCCAAGGTTCTAATCTTTCCATAATTTTCTGCTCTTCTAGTTACATTGTCCATTAACTTTTTAACAAAAGGAGCTTTAGTATGATATTGTTTAATTAATTTTTCAGCAGACTCTTTCATCAATCCTAATTCTGCCATTAACTTATTCTTACCCATTCCATACATTAAACCTAAATTAATTGTTTTAGCTTGCTTACGTTCTATGCCAGCCATATCAGCAACAACTTGATGGAAATCTGCATCTCCTTGATTATATGCTTCAACAATTTCATCAACGCCTTCTAAATTTTGTAATTTTGCATAGTGAACTAAAATTCTAGGTTCTTGTTGTGAATAGTCAAATGAACCCCACAAATGTTTTTCTTCTGGAATAAATATAGATCTTATTAATGGTCCTAACTCTGGATGTCTTGCAGGTATTTGTTGCAAGTTTGGATTAGACATTGAAAATCTTCCAGTAACTGTTCCACCATCATCAGATCTAATTTGATTTATATCTGCATGTATTCTTCCATTAACAGCATGCTTAGTTATAGAATCTATAAATGTAGTATGTGCTTTATTTATTTCTCTTGCATCAGCAATTGATCTTGCTAATTCATGAGGATGATTTTGTAAAAAGTTTTTTGTAAAACTAGGTTCATCACTTTTTTCTGTTCTATCATATGGTAATTTTAATTTATCAAATGCCTTTGCAATTGACCTAGCAGCATGTATTTCTACATCAATTCCCGTTAAGTCCTTGATTTTATTGATAATTTTATTTTCTTGAACTATCAAATTTTTCTTTATTTTGTCAGCTTTTTCAAGATCAACCCTTACTCCTTTAAATCTCATGTCAACTAAACAAGGAAACAATTTTGTTTCTAAATTAAATACATCCATTAACTCTTGATTATGCATTTCCATATTTAATCTTTGCCAAAGTTTTAAAGTAGATTCAGCATCTCTTTCAGCATATTGACCAACAAACAATGCAGGCAATCTCCACATATCTTTCTTAGGATCTAATCCATAATCTTTAGCTGCTTCTAATAAAACTTTTTCATCTTTACCAAGACCTATGTAATGTTTTGCTAATGTATCAAGACGATAACTCATTCTGTTTTCATCAATTAAAGATGCTGCAATCATAGTATCTACAACCTTACCTTTAACAGCTAAGCCAGCAGATCTTAACCAACATGTATCATACATAGCATTATGAAATATAAACTTAGTATCTTGTTGATTGAATAAATCTTGAAGCCAACCTAAAACTAATTTCTTATCTAGATTGCCACCTTGTTCATGACCTATAGGATAATAACCAGACCAACCTTCAACTGCTAATGAAATACCCGCGATATGACCACGACCAACCACGTTCCCCGATCCGAGTTCAAGTAATTGCGGATCATTGGTTTCTAAATCCACCGCTATTTCTTTATGACCGCGAAGATCTCTTAGTTCTTCAGGCATAACCCATTCAGTATCGGGTGTAAATAAAGGCGCTTGAGTGTTTCTCATTTGTAATCTCTTTCTAATATCATTTCTAAATAATGAATTGCTTTTAATATATCTTCTTTCTTTCCTTTTAATCTATGTCTACAGATATACTTAATTGCATTACCTTCTGCAAATGGTAATTTGTTTTCATTTATAAATATAGATGGCTGTATCTTCATTAGTTTATAATGTTTACCACCCACTTGTTTAAAAAATGCTTTATTTGTCATTTTTTTCTTTCGTAACTTCTTTAAAATATTCTAAAATTTCTTTCGCTGTTCCAGCAGTTGTATGTACGTATTTGCCTAATTTGTAAACAACAAAATAATTATTATTTTTTTCTTTATCTACTTGTTCTATTTTAATCATACTAAATAAGCGCGATCAAAGTTCTTTGGATCTACAATATGTAATTCACGCTTCGCTCTTGTCGCACCTGTATAAAATAAACGATGTAATTCATCAGGGTCTTGACTAAACGTTTCTAAAGCAGCGTTAGTTATATCTTGTAGCAATAAAACCTTATCGGCTTCTCCTCCTTTTGCTCCATGTATTGTTGACATTATTATACGAGGATTTTTATTTATCTTCTCTCCATTCGCCCTCATGTTACGAATGTAGTTCTCGGTGAGGTTATCTAAACCCTCAAACGATTCATACCAAACCTTATCTGTGGTTAATCCATATTTCTCTATACATTCTCTTAAAGTATATTTTGTTTCAGAATGTAATGTCTTTCCCTTTCTAAACCCTTCTAATACATTGGCCCCTAAATATTCATATATATTCTTGATTTCTAAACTACTTAAATAGCATCCACCTCTCCAAGATTCCCAATTATATAAGGCTAATAATAGCTTTAAAGGTATAGAATTTTGACCTTTAT